CGGCATGTAGCCCTGTCTGCGCGACAGCAGCCCGCCCATGTAGTTGTTCATCATCTGCGCGCTGCGCGTGTTGCCCCCGTACTGCGGAAACGGTGACTGCCCAAAGCCGCGAAAGAGTGCGCTGAATTGCGGCGCAAACATGCCGGGGTTTTGCATAGCAGGCCCGCCAAGCAATCCACCGAGATACTGCGAGCCTTGCGGCATGTAGCCGCTGGTGATGTTTGACCAGTTCATGATTACCCCCTTTTGCCAAACCAACCGCCAACAGGCGTAAACGGTGAGGCGTCTTCAATCGACATGCTGCCGCCCGTAGAGCTATCAAACGGATTGCCGCCGCCACTGCCTAACAAGCCAAAGCTGCGCGCCATACCCAAAGCCCCAGCCGTACCACCCAGCGTACCCAGCATCGGGTTGATGGACTGCGATGCGCTTGCAGTACGTCCCAGGTTGGGATTGAACATGGACGCAAACACATCCAGCTGCTGACGCGGGTAGTTGTTGGCGTCCTGGAACTGCGCGTAGTCGGCGTTCAGGTAGTTTTGGCCGAGCGCTTGCTGCTGCTGGCCGATGCTGTTTAATGCGTTTGCATTGCCAAAATCGAACGCTTGTCGTGCGCCGGCAAAGGCAGGAGCGGCCTGCACTGCACCGAGTTGGCGACCGCGCTCTGCTTGGAAGTTCTGCCCGTACAACCCAAACCCAAGTTGGCCTAGCGAGTCACCGAATGCGCGGTTCTGTTGGCCCTGCAGTTCCGACTGAGCGCTGCCACCGAATGCGCCGCCAAAGCCCGCTGCGGCGTTGGTCTGCGCTGCCGTGCCCATCTTGTACGCATCGGCCATGCGACCCGCAGCGGCGTCGTATGTACCTTGCAGATATGGGTTGCTATCCGGCGACAGGTACGCGCCCGACATGGTTTTGGACAGTTCGCCTTGCGCCTGATCGAACAGCGGCTGGTTGTAGTTGGCCGCATTGCGGGCCATATCCATGCCGGCCAGCGTGTCCTCAGTGAACGGGGCAATGCGGTTGTAGCCGTACTCGTTGTACGGCAGGTTTGCAACGTCCTGCACCCTCTGGGCGTATTCGGGCGCATAGGGCTGCAGAAAGTCTGGCAACTCTTGCTTGCTGACTTGCGTGCCGCTGTTTTTGGATGACTTGTTGCCAAGCAAGCCGCCAAACAGCGCGATGCCCGCTGAGATTGGATCGAACGCCATGCTAATTCCCCGTCAATGATCGAGCGGCTACCCAGGTGCCAGGCGTGCCGCTCGCAACGCACACCCACTCCGTAATCACATACTTGCTGCCAGCGCTTCCCAGTTCTGTTGGCGTGCTGTTGCGCACTACGTCGCCCTGCATCCAGTCGCCCGTCGTCGGGAACGAGGTATTCGCTGCATGGATAGATGCAATGCGGCCTTCTGTTGCCCCATTCACTTGGCGGGCAAGGCTTGCCAGCAAGTGCTTTAGAAACGGCAGGAAGGTTGGCCCCGTCAGCGACGGCAGCACCGGGTCTTCGTTTAGCTTCACTCGGAACTGACTCCCGACAGGTCGACATCCAGCGCGGTGATTTCAAACCCGCCTGTGACGGTCATATCCACCTGATGCCAGCGCGCCTCAGCCAGCACATCGAACCTCTTGTCGGCGTAGGTGGCGGATTGGTATGTAGATGGCACATCGCCTAGTGCATCGCCCACAAGCAGGTTCAAGCTGGCAGCGGTGGGATTGGCAATGAAGCGCGGACGCACCCGGCGCATGAGCGACAGGTTGCCGTCGGTGCCGAAGTAAGTAGTACGGAATGTGCTGCTGTTGGCAGAGCCGTTCAGCGTTGCGATACGGTCGCCAGTAGTGACGATCGCCGCCGCTTCCATATCCGCGTCACGGAACAGGTCGTCGTAGCTCGGTGCGTCGATTGCTTCGTACGTCACACCAACCGGCGGCACGGTATCGAACGTACTGGACGGGGCTAGGTACTGCAGGCCAAAGCGGGCTGCGTAGTTGCGCCCTCTGCCCCACTTGCCGGTGATGAAAGAGTAGATCAGGCAGTCATTGAGGCTGCCCGTTGACTCGCTGTTGGCAAACAGGATGTAGACGACGCCTTCTGCGCGGTCTACGACGCAAGAGGTTTTCTCGCGGTAGGTGGGATTCAGCCGCTGGTAAAACCACCGACGTACTATCCCGTCCCCGATTTTAACAGGGCGAGAGCCGTCAAACACATACATACCGCGCGGGCCGACAACAAAATGTGCGGGCGCACCATTCACCACAATCTGCGCCACCGCGTACTTGCCGACGCACCCCCCATCACCTGGCACTAGCTGCCAAGTCCACCACAGCGGCGGGCCGGAATTAGTGCCCAAATACACGCCCGTATTCTTGTACACCACCATCTGCTCGCCCAGCGGTTTGGCGGCACGAATGGGGCCGGGGGTAGCATACAGACGCCCACGCACCGAACCGCTTGCAATGGCAGGCGTCCAGTCCGTAGCGTTAGCCTGCGCACTACTCCACCACCCGTCGTCGTAGTCCCAGGCTGCGCCGTCGGATGCGTTAAAGGCCATCACAAACAGGCCAACCGTTTCGACAATCTCAGCACGCGGTGCGCCAGTAATGTCAGCAAACAGGCTGCCAGTGGATACCTGCATCACCGTGCCGTTGTTGGCCGCCAGCACCTGGTTGCCGAAGGTGGTGAAGTACCAGCTACTAGACGCGGGTGCTGAGTAGTTACCTGCTGCGCGGGTAACGTCTACCCAAGTTGCGCCGCTGGCTGAGTACAGCTTCGTGGCCGTGCCCATGTATAGCGTCTTGGAGCTATCTACGCGCTCCACAGTGGCCGCGCCGTAGATTTCCGATGCAGCGGTAGCGATGCCCGTATCCAGCGCCTCTGGAGCGGATTTGATAGAGCGCTCGATGGGCATGACGCCGGTAGCGTCCACCAGTGCGCCGGCCACACCCGGATCAGCGTCCGGGGCGAATTGAGTCAGCGGAACCAGCATGTCAGCCGAACCGGATGTCATAGGCCGGCAGATGCACCGGCAGTTCGCGCTGCTTGTACCAGGTCGCGTTCTCGAAGTTGCGGCGCTCGTTGCGGTTCAGTTCATCAATCCGCGCAATCGTCATCTGTTCGTACTGCACCAGGCGCGTGTCATCCAGCACGAACTTGCGGGCCTCGGCGAGCGATGCCATGAGATACACGTCGGGGTAGTCCTGCAGCACCCAGTTGGTGTCGGAATCGGTTACCAAATTTGCTAACTGCACGCAGTAAATGAAGGTCGGCGACGAACTCTCAGCCGGGTAGACCTTAATCTGGTTGTTGACGATGGAATACACCGGGTAGGTGGGCCGGATGCCGCCCTGATCCATTGCCCGCATGTCTGCAGCGGTGATGGCCTTGTACTCAACTGTGCCCAGCGTCATTGAGACAGCCGCGCGGAAGTTGCTCGGAATGGATGCAATGCCGTTCACCACGCTCAGCGTTGTGGACGCCTCCATGCGGGGCGACGTAATAGAGCGGTTAAGGCGGTGGGTAGCGAACTCGATGAACGTCGGAATCCTGTCTGTCAGATCGTTGCGATGCAGCCATGCGGCCACCTGCGTCTTGAGTTCCGCATACGTATCGAGCGCCATAGTTTCCTCTGGTGATGGTGGGGCCAGCCTTGTGAGCCGGCCCCTTTACTGCTTAACGCTTAGGGCGATCAGCCGTCAGCGTGGATGCGCGCGGCCAGTTGGGCGCGGATCGTCTTGTAGCCGTACAGAACGTCGATCCGGCAAGGCATGGTGTCCGTGCTGATTGCGTACTGGCGCACGGTACGCAGCGAGATGCCGTCGTAAACTTCCCTAGCCGCGAAATCGACGCCTTTGGGCATCACCAGGTCAGCGGTTGCAAAGGCAAACGCATCGCGGTGGAACACCATCGACGGGGTAAGCAGCTCAGCATTGCCAGCACCGACTTTGACGATTGCCGAAGAGTTCGCCATACCGGCAGCCACCACGTTCTGGCGACCGCCAGAGGTGAAGATGGCCGGAGCGAACGACACCGAGCCAGCGCCGCCAGCGTAGTCAGCGGTCACCACGAACTGCTGCAGCACACCGGTCGAAACCTTGGTCTCGGGGTGGACGCGGAAGCAGCCAGCAACGGTGAAGATGTCGCCAGCCTTAAACGTCGTTGCGCCGGTCGCCACGGTGACAGAGGTCGAGCCGTTGGTGGTCACTGCGCCGTTGACAGTGTAGGTGGTCGTCTTAGCAGCGGTGCCGGTTGCGTGGTTGGCGAGCAGAGTGTTTTCGTAGAAGTCGAAACCACCGGTGCGGCCCATCATGCCCTCTTTGTACTGCTGTTTGATCGCGTTGGAGTCTTGGAACAGACCCTTCAGCGAATCCACAAGCTTGGCAGTGTGATCGGTCGACAACAGCGCAGTCCGGTTGTTGTCCATCGGAGCCAAGTTGTCATTCAGCAGCTTGCGGCCCTGCATGATGTTCAGGAACGAGATGGCATTGCCGTCGTTGTCGACAATGTTGTACACGTCCTTGTACATGCTGAGCGCATCGGCTTCGATGTTCGCAGCCAGCACAGCCATCGCAGGCTCAAGAATCCGCGACGAGAAGTCGTCCAGGCTCAGAGTCAGTTCTGCGCTGCTGAAGGTAATGTCCACACCCTTTTGCGTGGCGATCTGCAGCGTGGTGCTGGTCTCGGTGGTGTCTTGCGTGGACAGGTTGGCACCGGTGCGAACGGTGTACTCGTTGGGCAGACGGATCTTCAGCGAGTCGCCGATCTTTGCGCCGCTGTTGGCGAACGAATCGTCGTACGTCCGGTTGATGTTGCCGATGAAGTTGAGCTTCTGGTGCAGGATTTGCAGAGCCTTGCGGGTCACTGCGGTGGGGGTAAGGATGGTATTAGGCATGATTGCGTCCTAGAAATGAAAAAAGCCGCTTTCGCGGCTTTGGATTCGTTAGTGACTAAGTTGTGGTGAGTGCTATCGGCGTGCAGATGCCGTGCGCCGCTGTTCGTGGCGCATCCAGTCTTCGATGCT